GCCCGCGGTGTCGACCGTAATGGGCAGGCCGGTCCCGTTGTCCCGAGCGACCTGCAGGCGTGCGTAGCTGGAGGTGAGATCCTCCGTCTCCTCCGGCGGCACGGCCAGCACCGGACGGCCTCGATAGAGCGCTGACGGGGCGACCTCAGACCAATCGCAGGCCTCCGAGCACCTAAACGCGAACGATCCGCGCGAGAGACGATCCGTCAGCCGCGTCAGCTCGGGTTGTTGCGCCAGCTCGGCGCGCCGCACCGGATACAGCCGGGTACCGCGGCCCCAGGCACGCTGGGTGCCATGCAGCAACGTCACGCCCGTGGCATTGATGGCATCGATCTGCACAACCTCATAAACAAAGGCCGACTCGCCGCGCAGCATCGCAAGGCCACCGGCCGCGAAGTCATATCCGGCTGTCTCGCAGGTAATCGCCTTTGCGCCCAGCGCAATATCGTTTTGCAGCAACTGCACGTCGTGCCAGATAGGCAGCGCCCATACTTTGGCCCCCCATGTCGCACACATCAGGTCCATCAGTACCCGTTCGCGCCCATCCACGATGACGGAGGCCTCAAATGCGCGGCGTGGGGCGACGCGCAAGCCACGGCGCTGCTCCACCGCCGTCTTCGAGGACAGTACATCGGTAAGCCAGGAGAGCGTCTCGCGGATGCCATTCGACCAGTCAGGAGCGAACGGGAACGCGACGATCCGCGTAGCGGTAAGGCGCACCGCGAGGCCAGCCAGGCCATCGAACGTCCAGGTCAGCTCCGCGTCGACCGACGCAGGGCCGGACGTCGTCACGGATATTGACCAGGTCTTTTCCGCCAACGCCTTGAACAGCATCGGGACTGCGCCCGGGGCTGTCAGCTCAATGCCATCGGTCGCGCCCGTTACCGAGGTGAGCGTTTTGTCTTCAAGGTAAGCGTTCCACACCTTGAGGGCTGAGGTCTGCACGCTTGCCACATTGCCCATCGCGATTTCGCGCGGCGTGATGTGGATGCGGTGATAGAAGTCGTCGCTGTAGCTGCGCGCCTTGAAGCCTGTCCGCACGGGACCATGCGAGGCAACCGGGAACGCCCCGCTGCGCACTGCGACCATCGCGCGCGGGCAGGCAGACTTGCCCGCCGGCCAGCCGACGATGCCGGAGAAGCCCTGCATGGCCGACGACAGGTGCGGATTGACCCAGCCGCCGCAAGGTGATCGTGGAATGAAAGCGGGCATGGGTTAAGGCCCGTCGTAACGGATGGCCCAGCCGAGGCAACCGGTGCTGTAGATCGAAGAGCCCCCGGCCGGAACCGTGGTGTCTTTCAAGTACCACGGGTAGGCCTTCCAGCGATCACTGCCGAGCGTGATGACTTCACCCGGCGCCAGATTGTCGATGCGGCATGCGCGAGCGTGCTGCAGATCCGCCACCATCGCGACCTTCGACGAGCCATAAGCGCCGGAGTAGGGCTGGATTGGCAACAGCACCGTCTCACTGTTCCACGCGGAGGGCAAGATCTTGTCGAGCGGCGCGCGATACTTCGCCGCCGAGATCACATCTGACGTGTCGTCGTTCCAGCCGTTCGGCCCGCCGAGACCGGTGTTGACGTACTCGCCTTGGGGTCCGGAAAAGTTGTAATTGGCGTGGAATAGCGCCGGGCATGGATAGTAGGAGCCACGGTATCCGAACGGGTCACCAGCGTTGTCGAACGCTTGGCAAGTAATTCCGAAACCGCGCTGGAAGGTCGTTCGGCCGCCTTCATACGAGCCGGACACCCACATGCCCGTACCCGGCAGCGATACCGTAGACTTCCCCCACGCGAGCCACTGATAGCGAGTCGCGGAGTAGTTGACGACCACATAGACTTCGTCTGGCTCCGTACCGATGAACACTTCGTAGCCCACCGGCCACGTCAGAGCGGCCATCCATTGCGTGGATCCGCCCACGCTCCCGATTCGGGAGGCAGCGGGCGCCGCGCAGGTGAGCGCATTGTTGCCGTCAATGCCGGTCCCGCCCTGGATGTCGAGATAATTGCCATTCACGGCGATAGAGAGATACAGCGCCCCCTTGCTCAGCACGCTGCCATTCAGCGTCCAGCCGTTTGCCGTGCAGGCGTTGATGATCGCCGTGCGCAAGGCAGCCAGATCGTTTGCGGTTCCGGAGACGTAAGCCATCAGTCGAGCCTCATCGCGTAGTAGTCAAAGAAACCGTTGCGCGCCACGTCTTGGAACACCACGTAGGTCTTGCCATCGACAACAAAAGTGCTTTCCACCGAGTTGTTGAAGCCGCTGACAAAATGAATGCCGTCCAGCTCCCCGTAGACGTTTGCGGCGTTGTCATGCAACACCACGGGCAACAGGGGATAGGCGCCGGCAGTGTCGCGCAGTTGAGATGTGCTGCCGGCCAGCGCAGCGTTGCACCAGGGCCACGCGTAGGCATTGAGCCAGGCGCCTGAGTTGAAGCGCATGCCCAGCGCGGCCGTGTTGCCCTTGTAGCCCATCGAGTGAGCGGTATCGCTGAATCGTGTGGAAGCCGCGCCAGAGAGCGATCCGGCACAAATGACCGGGTACGGGTACTGGCTCGGTCGGGCGTAAGGCAAGAACTTGCCGACATAGGCCGGTTCATAGACCGGCGTGCCGACTTTCATCGCCAGCGCGATGCGCTGTGGATTCACGGTCAGCCAGTAGTCAATGCGCTGGTTGTGCGCGGGCACGCCAGAGAGACGCGCGCCGGGCTGAGTGTCGAAACTGTTGCCGGCAACATAGCCGGTGAAGCCAGCCGCCAACAGGTTGTAGTAGTCAGCTGACACATTGTGGTACGTGCGGAATCCAACGAAGATTTCGTCCTCACCAGAGAAGCCGACGCCCTTGAGGATCAGTTCATGATCGGTGGCGCTGGTGTTGTAGCGCAGCGCCGTCCAGCCGTTGGCGGTGGCCAGCGCTGCGATCTTGTCGAGCATCGCGTAGTGCGCGAGCTGGCTGCTGTTATCGACGTAGCTGATTTCGTGCGCAGCCATGAAAAAGCCCCAATCAAAGGATTGGGGCTATCTTGGTCTTTACGCCCTCGCGGGTAATCTGAACCAGTTCAAAACTAGCTCTTGAGGCCCAACGCCTGGCGATACTTCGCGGGGTTGCGGGTGATGTGCAGCAGCGTAATCTTTTCGCCGCGCGGACCCTTCAGCGCATCGGCAATCAGGTCGTCGTCGAGCACCGGCAGCAGACGCTGGCTTACCGTCACTCCGCCTCCACTAGAGATTTCACTCCCGGATGTCAGCGTATAAACGGGGCGTGCAGAGGCCTGGATGCCCACGAAGCCACCTTCCGCAAAGTGCAGCACGCGCATCCCATAGCGATTGAAGTCGCGCAGAAACTCTCGTGCGCCGGGTTGCGCCACCACGGCCGCGCGGGTGACATGCTCACCATTGGAGAGCATGGCGTGGATGCTGTCGGATGTTCCGGTCCCTGGGCCGCTGATGAACCCCCCCGTAGCAGCCGCTGCGACCGCGACAGATGCCGCCGAGGTCGCAGCACTCGTGCCAGAGGATGCAGTGCTGGCGGTCATGATGGCAGTTGCCATTGCCGCTGCCGCAGCACTGCCTGCGGTCGTGATAGCTCCCCCCATTTCCGTGGCAGCTACGGTCGCGCCAGTGGTGATCCCAGTGCTGGCTTCTACTGCACCAGCGGTAAATGCTCCCGAGATCGCAGTCGCCGTTTCTGCAGCGGACGCCGCGTCGGTCACCGTCGAAACAGTATCCACAGCCGTCGTTGCCGTCTTCGCCGTTTTTGCTGCGTCAGCAGCCGTGGAGGCCGCTGAAAACATTCCCTTGATTGACGAATACGCAGACTGGGCAAGCTGTTGGCTGGCGAACTGGGCCAGCGAAGTGGCCATCGAGTTCAAGAAGCCGCGAACCGCTTCTCCCAGGCTCTTCGTGCCCGTCGCCAGATCATCCAGGGCGCTGCTCATCGATCCGGTGAAGGCATTGCCGAAGGCGTTCTCCAGATCGGAGGACGTGTTCTTCAGCGCCTGCATTTTCTGGTCAAGTTCCGCTACGCGCTGGATGGCCTGAGCATTGCCCGTCTCGTTGGCCAGCGCCTTCATTTCCGGCAGCAGGGCCTCGATCTGGGTCGCCGTGTCGCGGTGCAGCGCCAGCAACTGCTGGCGTGCCGCTGCTTGGGTCGTAGCCCCCGTGGCCACGGCGGTTTGCAGCTCGGTCTCGCCTGTCGTCTGGCGCGCCAGCGCATCGTCGATCTGCTTTTGCAGCGCATCGAGCTTGGCCTTTGCCACCTTGACGTTGATGAGCTTATTGACGATCTCCAGCCCAGCGGTGTTGCCGGCGCTGGTGAGGTCATTCATCAGCTTGCCATACTGCAATTCCAGCGCAGCGGTCTGCGCGGCCACAGCCTGACCCGATTCGCTCAAATACTGCTGCTGCAATTGTCTGAGCGTTTCCGCTTCCTGTGCGGCGGCCAGACGATCAGCCTCGGCCTGTGCTTTGGCCTTTGCAGCCGGCGCAAGGTCTTTGCTCTCAATGTCTGTTTTAAGCGCCTCGCGCGGCGTCTGTCCTACGGCATCGGCTCGTTTTTGGAGAGAGGCCACATATTCCGCATCCTTCGCCGCTTTGCTGATCCGATCCGCTTCATCGGCCAGCTTGCGCAGGGCGGCGACCTTTTCATCACTCAGCTTGAGCGCGGTGCGGTTCAACCGCAGCCAGTCGTCCAGATTGTCGCGTGCCTTGCCTTCTTCGACCGTGATGCCAGATTGTGCGGCAGCCAGTTTGCGTTTGCTGGCCTCGATTTCTTTCGAGAGCGAGAGCTGCTGCTGTGCGTACGCGTTGTCGACTTTGTTCGCTGCCGCGATAGCACTCTTGTCTGTGAATTCCTTGTCGACAGCAGCAACG